AGTTATTGCTTCCCATCTAGTGCCCTCAATATTTTTCTGAGAACAATCATCTGCATAAATATCAAACGCCGCACCTATCTCTGGATACTCATCCATCAACTCATATTCTTTATACCTGCGCTTGCGATTTACTTCTATTTCTGGAATTACAGGAAGGCTACCTCTAGAGACAGAGAAGGATGCAGGATCTCCTGAGGGTCTATCTAATTTAATAACATCTGGACTGACTACAGTATCACCACTTATAGGCTTCTCCATAGTGTCAGGATCATCTCCAAATTGACGAACTACCTCGTCTTGTGCCTTAGTAGCAAAAAACTTGGAGAAAAACCTACCTAATCTACCCACTGGATAAAAGAACCAAGAACCCCGCATTGGCGACCCGCCGAACTCGGTGTAGCTTTCTTCGATCACCTTTTTATCCTTGTCTACTCCATCAGCCATTTTAAATCTTCCTCTGATATCCCCCCATGGGTCTTCACTGTATATTTAGTTGTTCTAACTGGACTTAATGGTCTATTTATACTAGTTCCTCTCATATGTTCTATAGGGGTCTTTTCCATTATATTATTATAGCCATAAACTGCTAAGGCCAAACTAATTACTAAATCATCGTGATATCCTTGTTCGGCTTCTGCCTTACCATTTTCAGCGACTATGAATGTAAATAACTCATCCACAGTCCTGTCTGAATTAATTCTAATTGTTGATGTTCTGATTGCCTCTTCTAAATCAGCCAGGAGAACTTCCCTGTTCATATTAGTAACTTGATATCCCATATTACCTTTATCGTCAATCCAAATATTCTCATATTCAAGTGCTGTAAACAACCAATCAATAAGATTATTGCCTATGGTATTTCTTTCAGAAATTACCGCTGCTGTATTGTATAAATTAGCCTCCGTCGCTATAATTTGGGCAAACTCATTGATAGGAGTCCTATTAGAATAAAACTCTGCAACTTGTTCACCATTGTACATGTTAATAATTTGAAAAGCAGAATAGTCTCTACCTCGACCCAAAGAAACATCGGCAGCTAAAACATATTCGTAAGATGGATTTACATCTTTCCACACGCGCATCCGATTATTATACTTTATATAAAATTCATCACTTACCTGCTCTTTGATGTAAGTTAAAACCTCTCCATCAACGTAAGTGTCACCAGTACCAAGAAAATCACATTCAAACTCTTGTAGCCATTTCCTGGGAGAAATATTAGACTTTGTAGTTTCTTCCCATTTATCAACATCCAAAGGAGTTTCCAGAGACATCATATATTCATATAAGTCTTCATAGCCTTCCTGCTTTTTATACTCTGGGTGCTCTTGCCATTTTATGTCGATTGCAGTGAAGGCATTCTCATCTTTTACAGCCCCATGATACATATCGTGGAACCAGTTACCAATACCATTAACTGTTGATAGGATAAAGGCAGCACCTCCAGTAGAAATTACAGGGTAAGCAGCAGCCCAAATAGTATCAATATTTTCAATAAAGGCTGCCTCATCTACTATTAGCAAGGATCCTGCTAAGGATCTACCTGATTGTTTACCTGATGCCCTTGATCTGATGACGGATCCATTTACTAGTTTTAAAGTGTGTTTGTTATCTTCTTCTATTCCGGGCTTCATTATATCAGGAAGCTCATCATACATTAGTTTAATTCTTTCTAGCACTTCTGTAGCTTCTTGATCACCTTTTGAAATAATAGGAATTGTTTGATACTTTGAGAAAATAGCTTTCCACAAAGCAAAACTAGCAGCTATTGTTGTACATCCTGCCTGCCTGAACTTTCTTAATATATTGAATCTATTATTTTTAAGTTCAGTCACTATCCTCTTTTGAAAAGGATAAAGTTCAAAATTAACCAATCCCCTTACAGGATGAGTTACCTTGATGTGATTAGAGATGAAATATACAGGATCTCTTTTACATCTTTTAAATTCTTCTATTGTATTTCTGGGATCCATTACCTATAATAGAATATGAAATATGACACTTATGCATTTATTTGCACTAGAGAGAAAGCTCCAACTGTTACAAGAAATAACCTTACTCATTATTTATCTAGGGCAGGAGTTAGAACAAAATTGCTTGTAGGGCAAGATTCAATATTCTCAGGGTATAAAAAAGCTTTTGAATTAACTCAACCTAAAGCTGATGATACTATAATTCTTTGCCATGATGATATTGAGATTTTGTCAGATATTCATATATTTCACAATGAGCTAGAAAGGCACCTAAGCCAGGTTAAATCAGGATTTGCAGGAATTGCGGGCACTACACTTCTAGGAGAAGATGCTGTATGGTGGGATCACCAAAGATGGAAACAAGGGCTGCATAAGGGCCACGTATACCATGGGAAAGATTTGCATTCCTACGACAACACATACTATGGAAAACCAGGACGAGTTGTAGTAATGGATGGTTTATTTTTAGCAGCCAAAGCTAAAACACTAACTACTATAGGATTAGACAAACCTGATTACTTTGAAGGCAAATGGGATTATTACGATATTTTTTATACTCTAAAAGCTCATAATCTTGGATTAATAAATAAAACCGTGCCTATAATAGTACTACATAATTCTTTTGGAGAACTGGCAGGCAGAGAGTCCTGGCAAAAGAATAGAGAAGCTTTTATAAATAATCACACATTACCAGTGAGTTGTAATTAATATGGGAGAGATCGCAACAGGTCATAGTTTTTTAGAAGTATTAGTTTGGGTGCTAGCTGTATTTGGAGCATCTAATGGGGTAGCAGTTGCTCACCTTCTAGAGCCTGCTAGAAAATTTGTTATGAATTGGCCCATTATAGGAGGATTGATTCATTGTCCAATGTGCCTTGGATTTTGGTTTGGAGCAGGAGCTTCCTTATTAACCTTTTCCCCAACTGGCAATATTGTCATGGACAGTTTCTTTGGGAGCATTACTTCTTGGATGCTCTTCCTACTTATTCAGAAAAAGCAATTCGAATCAGGGTGAGGCTAGTCAACACCCGTTAGCGCAGTTTGCGACTGGCCTTAATATCCAACGTTTTCTTAACATATTACGAAAACCACGTAGAGTCTATATTGGTGATCCTAGCTAATTCACTAGAATTTAAGTAGGATTTTATATCATCCTCTATAGTAATGGCAATTTGATTTGTAGTAGGGTGAACTATAGCTTCATCCCAGGTAGTAATATTTCTACTTGATTTAATAGCATCATAAATCTTGGTATTTATAGAATCAAACTCTGCCTGATCTGTGCAAATTATTACTTCAAGATTAGCAAGACCCATTATAGTATTCCCCACTTATTATGTATATAGGTAAAGAAATTTTGCTTATCGGCAGGGGCAATTACTCCTTGCCAAACACACATCTCCGCTAAATCCATATCAGGAGCTTTAGTCCCCCACCCTCCAACTCTGGCTATACTACTAAGCGTACCATCAGTCGCAACGGTCGAAGTTTTAACTCTTTCTCTATTAACCCACAGATTACATTCCCCATTTGCATGTATTTCATACATTAATAATTTAGAGGTGTTTACAGCGATATCTCCGTCCGAAACTGAAGTAGGATCTAACTTAGTACTTGATAATTTGAATGTAGCGAGAGCATCATCTCCCTTTCCTGTCCACACTAGAGCATTCTCACCTTGTGTCTCTGCCCCTCCAATACCAAAGGCATGTTGAGTATCAGTACCTGCTGCGGCTGCTGCTGCAATTTTTAGCACCACAGCTACTGTCATGGGCAGAGATGCATCTCCATTAAAAACAGAACTTGTTTTTTGCAAATAATCATTAGTTAAAAATCTAATGATAGGGAGACTGTTTATTTGAGAAGCAACGTATAAAGGCTGCTTACTCGCTGTACCTTGTACCATGTCAGTATCTGCCGAGCTTTGATCAGTCCATGCAGACACTCTGTTTTCACTCTTAGTAATCCCAGCATCTGCTTTAAGCCAAAGAACAAGGCTATCTAAGTCATCAGGAGAAAATACCCTAACATCAGAGGCATATGTAACATGTAAATCCCGAGATTTATCTCTCGTTTTTCTACGGAATGATGGTCTATGTTGAGATGAAACTCCAAATTTTTTAAATTTAGGCATCAAACCCCGGGAGGATAAAAGTTACCATCTTGATCACGTTTAGGGTTGGCCTGCTTCATATTGCCATAGGTTATAATAAAGGTGGTAAGAAGTGCAGAAGTACCTTCTAATTTATTCCATAAAATCATACCTGTAGCACTATCATTAGACCCCAAGGACATCTCTACACTACCATCAGCAGTTCCCACAACCCCACCCAATCCAGATAAGGTATGATCTCCAGCGGCTGAAGCAGCAATAACTATACTAACCGAAGATGCAGTAGATTGATATACTCCACTAGGTTGAGCCACAAAAAATCCTACATCATTGGCCCCATTCGATCTACAATCGACAGAAATGAAATTACACTTTAAGAGATTTCCAAGAGTATCTTTAAACTCAATATTAGCGTGCCCTCCTTCGGCTAGCTTAATAATTTTACAGTAACTCTTCATTGTCGAACGTACGGTCATAATGATATCCTCTTTATATTATATACATACATTCCTAAGATTTTGATTTATAAAATTTAAACTAAACACTAAAAGAAACCCCGCACCCACAAGTAGATGTTGCCTGAGGATTAATAAACTTAAATCCCCTGTCCAATAAAGAAGTATTAAAATCTATAGTGACTCCTTGCATAAAGAAATCACTCTTTTTATCTATTACGAGTTTTATGCCTTTTTCCTCGTATTCCAGATCAAACTCATCTTTTGTTTCACAAAAATCTAAGATA